CTATGGACTTTTTATCTCAAGTAATTAAAGATAGCAAAAATGAATTTGTTTCAATGGCTTCCGATGGCGTTGCTGCTGGTGACATTGAATCTTTTATTGATACTGGCAGCTACGTATTTAACGCACTGGTTTCTGGTTCGTTGTTTGGTGGAATCCCATCAAACAAAATCACCGCTCTTGCGGGAGACAGTGGCACAGGTAAAACCTTCTTTTGTCTTTCTGTTGTCCGTCATTTCCTTGATACTGATCCCAATGCTGGAGTCATTTATTTTGAAACTGAATCTGCTATCAGTAAAAAGATGATTGAAAGTCGCAATATAGATTCAAAGCGACTCGTTATTTTCCCTGTAGATACCATCGAAGAGTTTAGAACTCAAGCAGTTCGTATCATCGATAAATACATGGAGCAACCCAAAGAAGAACGCAAACCACTTATGTTTGTGTTAGATTCTCTGGGTATGCTTGCCACCAACAAAGAAGTAGAAGACGCATCGAACGACAAGAACGTTCGTGATATGACGAAAGCACAACTCGTTAAATCTGTGTTTAGAATTCTTACGTTGAAACTTGGCAAAGCAAACATTCCAATGTTAGTTACTAATCATACATATGACGTTGTTGGCGCTTACGTTCCTACAAAAGAGATGGGCGGTGGTAGTGGTCTTAAGTATTCTGCTAGCACGATCGTTTACCTCTCGAAGAAAAAAGAAAAAGACGGAACCGATCTGGTCGGAAACATTATTAAATGTGAGGCGAAAAAGTCCCGTTTGACCCGAGAAGGGTCTAAAGTAGAAACTCGTTTGTTCTTTGACGAGCGTGGTCTTGAGCAATACTATGGTTTGCTTGAACTAGGAGAACGTGCTGGACTGTGGAAGAACAGTGCTGGCAGGTATGAGATTAATGGTAAAAAACTTTATGGTAAAGATATTTTAAAAAATCCCAAACAGTATTTTACTGATGATATAATGGCAAGATTAGAAGAGCAAGCGCATTCTGAATTTCTTTATGGAGCAACCGATGACGGAGAAGATTGAATCTACAATTCTCAGAAATTTAATTTGTCATGAAGAATTTTATAGAAAAGTAGTACCTTTTATTAAGGCAGAATACTTTCAAGAATTTGATGAAAAAATTATCTTTGAAGAGATTCAAGATTTTTCTAACAAGTATGATAAGTTACCAACTAAAGAAGTTTTAATCATTAACTTACAGAATAGAAATGATCTTAATGAAGAAACTTATAAGCAGAGTATACAGAAAATCAAAGAGTATAGTGACGAATGGGTTGACAAAGATTGGCTCGTCAACACAACAGAAAAATGGTGTAAAGACAGGGCCATTTACAACGCCTTATTGCAGTCAATCAAAATTGCTGACGGGGGAGATCCGAAAATATCAAGAGATGCTATCCCGTCCATCTTACAGCAGGCCCTGGCAGTATCGTTCGATGAATATATCGGACACGACTATGTAGATAATGCAGATCTTCGATATGAGTATTATCACCGAGATGAAGCAAAGATTCCTTTTGATCTTGAAAAATTTAATCTCATTACAAAAGGTGGTATACCAAATAAAACACTTAATGTTGCACTTGCTGGAACTGGTGTTGGTAAATCTCTTTTTATGTGTCATGTTGCGGCTGCATGTTTATCTCAAGGAAAGAATGTTCTTTACATTACCCTTGAGATGGCAGAAGAAAAAATCGCAGAAAGAATAGATGCTAATCTTTTGAATGTAAATATTAAAGATATTGGATCTATTCCAGAATCTATTTTTACATCTCGTGTTAAAGAGATTGGAAACAAGACACAAGGTAAACTTATTATCAAAGAATATCCAACTGCATCTGCACACGCTGGACATTTTAAAGCGTTGCTCAGTGATCTTAAATTGAAGAAAGATTTCAAACCTGATATTATTTTCATCGACTATCTAAATATTTGTGCTTCGGCAAGATATAAAGGTCACATAGTAAATTCTTATACTTATGTTAAAGCCATTGCTGAAGAACTTAGAGGTCTTGCTGTTGAGCATGACGTTCCAGTTGTTTCTGCTACTCAAACTACTCGGAGTGGTTTTGGCAATAGTGACGTTGATCTTACCGATACTTCCGAATCTTTTGGTCTTCCCGCTACAGCTGACTTTATGTTTGCTCTTATCGCTACTGAGGAACTTGAACAATCTGGTCGCATTATGGTCAAACAACTCAAGAACAGATATAATGATCCCACATACTTCAAAAGATTTACTGTGGGTATTGACAGAGCGAAGATGAAGCTGTATAATGTAGATGACACGGAAGGATCAATTACCGATGTCGATGACGATGAGGTATCTGATTACTTAGAAGATGTCTCATCAAAACAATCCCGATTAGATAAATTTGCTAAATTTGTAATTTAATTTATGACCGACACTATTGCTTTTAAAAGGTACGAAGAATTTGTTGATGCTGTTACCAGCGATGCTTCTAAAGATTTTGTATCCCTTGCTGACCGTTTGGTTGAACTTGACGGAAAAGGTGCCAATATTGAACGACTTCTTACTGCTGGTGTTGGTATCAATGCTGAGGGTGGTGAGTTTTTGGAGATCGTTAAGAAGATGGTGTTCCAAGGAAAACCTTGGAATGATGACAATCGTGAGCATCTTATTATTGAACTTGGTGATATTATGTGGTATATTGCTCAAGCAACTCAAGCACTTGGAATTTCTTTCAACGAAGTTATTGAGCGTAATGTGAAAAAACTTGAGAAGCGTTATCCAGGCGGAAGTTTTGATATCTATTATTCGGAACATCGAGCGGAAGATGACCGCTAAATAAAAACGATAGAGTTCAAGTCCCTGTTATATCCTTATGAGGTATATCACACTTGAACCATCTGGAGGGTCAATCCGATTGGCGACGGAACCTGTCTTGAAAACAGTTGAGGTGTTAAAGCCCTTGGGCGTTCGACTCGCCCACCCTCCGTTTGGGGAATTAGCTTAGTTGGTAGAGCGCCTGCTTTGCAAGCAGGAGGTCAGCGGTTCGAGTCCGCTATTCTCCATCATAAATATTTTAAATGTGCAATAAATCTAAATGAAAGATTTCCGTCAACTAAAACAAGAGGCGACACAAAAACGCTATAAGCACAAGGAAATCTTTCAGGAAGGTGATGTAATAATGAATGTTAACACTGGAGAAAAAGGAACTATAATTCGTTCTGGTGTTAACTATGTCATAGCAGTTACGGAAGAACAGAATATGTTTAGGGCATGGGTGAGGGATATACGAGAAGTTAATGTTGTAGAAAACATAAATAAAGATAGAAAAAGTATATTCTTTGCAAATGGAAAGACAGAAACCAACAACACATATTCGTCATAATGATGATTTTTCGCAAGCTCTAATTGAAGCAACTGCTGCATATTTTGGTGGTCAAAAAGTTGTTTCTGAAGAAGGAATTCCTTCACTACAAAAAAAAGGTGGTGAGGATGATTTCTCTCGTAAAGATCCAAAGGCAAAAGCAAATGCAGCGGATCCTGCCGTAGATCTAAGAACAGGTTCTGGTGTTAAGCAATCGCATGGTGCTACAATTAAGTACACTAATGTAGTTGCTAAAGAAGCAAAGGAACCAAAAGAAATCGAAGACGAAGAAGAAGAGACAAAAGATAGCAAGAAAGCAGAAAAGGAATCGATGAAAGAAGCTTTCAACATTTATGTTGATGGCGTTCATTATGTCTTTGAAAAAATGGATGGCAAAGATGATAATGGTTTCACTTCATGCTGGAAAGGTTATAAGAAGCAAGGCACCAAGATGAAGGGTGGTAAAGAAGTTAATAACTGTGTTAAGGCAGGTTATGAACCAATCGGTGAACTCATGCTTGATGAGAAAGCACCTCCAGGTGCTAAGTATGAGCGTATGGTTAAGCACATCAAGAAAGGATATTCTGAAGATGGAGTAACCAAAAAGGAAAAGAGTATTGCTTATGCTACTGCTTGGAAAGAAAAGGGAAAAGAAAAGAAAGCAGTTAAAGAAGGAATGGATCCAGTAGGTAAGGAAGATAAGGACATCGATAACGATGGTGAT